AGCGTGCCTAGAAGATCTGTCTTCTCGATAAACTCGAAAGACAGATCGATGACGTTCATCATGCCGTCGCGTTCACGCCACTCAAAGCGCATGAGACTTGCCTGGAACATCCCCACAGAGGGGTGAATCAGGAGGCCAGGGCCCGATATCTCAGACGCCCGAACAAGCAGATCGCGTTGCGCGTAGCAGGCTGGGCCGACGAGAAGACCCGTAATGTGATATTGCCGCCCCTGTCGGCCCATATCCTCGACCCAGACCCCATCGCGCCAGGGATAGGCATGCACGGCTGTATTGCGCCCTGACTGCCCGCCATTGCCAAGCACGGCGAACGGGATGCCGCGGAAAGAGCACTGGAGATACTGGGCCGCAAGACGCGTAAGCGTGCCGGACATGTCAATTCCCTGTTGCGGTTGAGGTCGGGTCCATGGCCCGCGATGTGCGGACGCTGGCTATCTGCACGGAAGGCGAAGAACTTGAGGCTTTGACCTTTGCGCCCGGCAACGCGTTCTTGTTGTCGATCTCGATCTTGACGATGGATGGCTCTGCCGAAGGAAGCTTGAGGCCGCTGATCAGGTCTTTCCCCCAATCTGCGGGTCCCGGCCCCGATAGCGCGCCTCCCTGCCCAGTATCCGCCATGGCATTCGGCAGACGCGATGCGGCGTCCCATGCCCATCTCGCCCAGCCCCTGGGAGGCAAGCCCCCGTTGCCGGACTTACCGCCCGCGCCTCCGCCAGATGGATCGTCAAGCAGTGTCGGTGAGTCGAACAGAATATTGGGCGCATTGAATTTTCCGCGCATACGCGCCTCGAAATCATGCCCCCACGCGGCCAACGCGTTGTTGCCATACTTATCCCGCTCGGCCAGTCGCCGCTGCCAGTATCCAGCACGTTCGGCCCGGTCGGTCATGGCCCCGAGGGCATCAAGCGGACGCTCATAGAAAAGCGAGACATTTCCGCCGGCCGCCGCTGCATCGGGGCTGGCTTTTAGAGCATCACCGGCCGGTTTTTCGGTATGCGTCAACTCCCATTGCACAAATTGAAGCTGCTCGTCGAAGTTCGAGTTTCGGATGCTATGTCCGAACTGGCTCGCAAAATCGTCCTGCCTCTTCTTGTGCCATTGGGCAATTCCATAAGCATTGCCATGGTCACCCAGTCGATCAGTCTGAAAACCACTTTCGGCATCCAGACTTGCGACAATTCCGGATGCCTGCGCCCCCGACCAGCCCTTGGATTTGAAATATCTGTAGGCCTGATAGGCATAAGGCAGATCGGTGCCGAGCTTACGATCCAGCCCCGAGGCGATATGGCTCGCCTTATTCTGCCAGCCCAATGCGTTTGCGCCCTGCTGCACACCCTCGGCTACAATACCGGCGATACCCAGGTACCCGGCGACCTTTGCCGCCTTTCGGACAATCCCCCCCTTTCCCTTTGTACCAGGCACACCTGCGGCGCCATTCGCTGCTTCCGCCGACACCTTCATGGCATCGAAAGCCTTCGAGATGGCCATCACCTGAAGCGCAAAGCCAGCCAATCCGAGAAGCACGGGGGCCGCGTAAAGAGCCGCGACCGCAACGACCGCCTCAGCTGCTACAGCCTTCCAGCCGCCTAAAGCATCAACAATGCCGTGCAGCTTGCTTGTGATCTTATCCCAGCCGCCATTTTGCAGCCATTTGATGACCCCCTTCACCGCATCGGCAACTTCGTCGAAGTAGTGTTTCAGACGAAGGGCAATCCAAAGGCGGTTTTGTGCAATCCATTCTGAAATGCTGTGAACGACTTCCTGAATGGATGGTCCCAGCACTTCGGCAAGCGTATTCCTGAAGCCCGTGGCGGCTAGATCAAGACCGTCAAGTGAATTCTGTAGATCCGCGGCCGCATCGGCACCTTTTTTATTGAAAACTCCATAGCGCTCAGCCGTTCGAATATTGGCCTGATATTGCTTCTCGGTCTGCTGCAGGATTGGCAGCAGACCCGCTGCAGCACCGCCAAAGAGTTTCTGCGCGGCGATTGCCTGGGCTGCAGGGTTCTTGATACCGCGCAGGCGCTTGATGAGCCGGTCGAAGAGCTCATCAGGCTTCATCTGCTCGATTTGCTTTATGCTTGTGCCCGTGCCGTTGAACAGCGCCTGAAAGGTGGCCTGCGCTTCGGGTGCAAAGCCGTTGGCCATTTCCCACTGCGTTTGCGAGAGCGATTGCAGCGCACCCGTGACAGCTTCGCCCGATCCTCCCGCCAGCTTCGCGGCACCTTGCAGCCTTGCAAGCTTTTCAGGTGCGATCCCGATTGCGTGCGATGTCGTTCGTATCTCGGTACCCATCTTCGCCCAGGCACTGGCCAGACGATAGATGCCCGCAACCGAAGTGGCCCCGGTGATGGTCCCCAGAACCGGGGCAATCTGGCCGATCGAGCGGAAAGCCGAAACGCCTTCACGCGCAAGGCCCGTCAAACCGCCACGCAGACGGGTCAGGCCGGTCACTTGCGAGAAACGCTGCAGGGCCCCGAACGTCCGTCTCGCAGGGACCTGCATCCTCGCAAGACGGCTGTTGATCCGCTCGAGTGTCGAGCTGATCCGATCCTGCGCCGTGATGGCTACACTAACGCCGTTCCCTGCCACGTTTGGCCTCCTTGGCCCTGCGTTCGCAGATCCGGCGCGCGTCTTCAGCAGCGCGCCAGAGATCCGTTCCGGTCAGGCCTTCGCATTCGTTGCGTGTCCAGCCCGGAAAGATTTCGCTCAGGTCGGTGCCGAGCTGCTCCCAGTTTGCAGGCCAGGTATAAAAAAACCCGTGCAGTAATCCGCCGCACGGGCAAACATGCTGATCGGCATCTTGAGGATCGCCGCATCGGGCCAGCCGCTGATACTGGACACAAGCTGCATCTCGCCACGCATGTAGGCGTAGGGGGTGCCTTTGCTCTCAGCGGCCTTGAAAGCGCGTCGCTCCGCGACGGTGGGCTCGCGCAGTTTCAGCTCACGCCACAGTGACCTCACAGCCTCGATTTCATGGTCGGCGACAAGGACAAGCTCATCATCGAGCAGCGGCTTCTCATCCGGCTGGCGTCGGGCCTGTTCCTCAAACTCCGTAACGAAGACGATCGCCTCGTCGAGCTTGCGGGAGGGCAGTGCGTAAAGTGCCGTGAGCGGCCAGCTTGCGACGCGTGCCACAAGATCAATATGGGAGTCATAGACAGACTCCCGATCTGGACGCGCGCCGATCTTTTTCGACGCTTCGAGGACATGGAAGACGCCCGGCTCAGACAGGGCCAGCCGCGAATACTCCCCCGCTTTCACGGTGATGGCGGGATCCACGGTGATGACGAGATGACGGCCTTCAGGTGTGACACAATCATCCTGCTCACCTGTCAGCGCGCCCAGAACATCGGCATCGGAAAAAGTGCTCATCCGACCGTATCCTCAGTTACGGTGTCGCTCTCAACATGCAGCTCGAACGTGCCTTCTTGCGTGTTGAGATTGATTTCACCGGTCTGCCAGCCATTGACCACGGTAATGACTTTACCATTGGCCTGAACGAGCACGATGTTGAGGCCCGACGCGCCCTGAAAGGCAGAGATCGATCGGTCGCGACGATCACGGATGGTGGCCTGGAAAAAGCCTTGCTGCGGCATCACGCTGAATCCCTCAACAGCCGACTGGCCTTTGAGGGTTTCGTTGACATTGCCAGAGGCCTGCCACTGGGCATCGCCGACGATGTTCCATGGCTCGCCATTGATGTTGATGGTTGCCAGCCCCGCAAGGGGGCCGCGATAGGCGGTTTCAGACATCGGACCTCCTTACGATTTCACGAACTGGGCAGTGCCCGCGATGATCCAGAGCTGACCGGCGAAGTCATAGGGCATCGAGAGCTTGACCAAGCCATTGCCGACATTCTGCGCCACGATATTGGCTGCGAAATTATCGGGGTTCTGGACCCAGTACTGGGCAGCCTGCCAACGGTAGCGGGCCACGCATTGCTTGCCGACCAGCTGGGCCGTCATGACCTTAGTGCCAGCGCTGATCTTGGCCCCGTCTGCTACCAGAATGGCACCAAGGCAGGTTTGAGCGAGATACGCCGCCATATCCTGCAGACAGACCGTCGCCTGCATCATGGTCTCGATGCTGAGATAGCTGTTATCGGGCTGTCCGGCCGCGTTCTTCTGGTACGTGGTAATCAGACGCTCGATCGTGACGGTGCCATCATCGCCGATACGATGCGTTGAAAGCCCGTCATAGAGCAGGCTATTGCGCTCCTCGAACGTGAAGCGCCCGGCATCGCTGGGCGGCATGACATTGAGTGCAAGCGCCGTGATCGGGATGGCCGGATTGGCGCGCATCGAAAGGGCGACCTGCGCACCGATCTCCGCAGCCCAGCGCAGGCGCCGTGCGCTCACGGCCCATGCGGTTATCGAGCGCACTGAGCGCCGTTCCATGCTCACCACTGGGGGAGGGCTGCGCCTGGGGGCCGGTGCGCTTGAGTGTCCCGATGACCTGATTGCGGGTCATGCCGGTGTGCAGAGCGAGATCGAGCGCAAGGACCGGGTTAGCAGCCGCAGCCTTGCTGCTCATGATGGCGGCGATGCGTCCGCGCTCACGCGCGCGAGCTGCCGCCTTTTCCTCGTCTTCCTCGTCTTCAGCGTCGCTGTCATCATCACCGTCCTCATCGGCGTCGGTGTCGGTGTCTTTGTTTTCCTCATCGGCGCGCCGAGCTTTCCTGGCTTTTTTCCCCTTCTTTCCGCGCTTGCCGGCTTCGTCGTCGTTTGTGGTTTCCTCGTTCTCTTCTTCCATTCGCGGAGTACCTCCGCCCATTGCCAGGGTCGGATCGATGCGGGATGGCGGGGCACTCGAGCCGAGTGCCGTTCCGGTGAACAGATGTGCGAAGACAGAGCGCTTGGTCATCAGGTCTCTCCAGGGCATAAAAAAAGGCCCCGGAAAGGGGCCTATGAGGGTAAATTTTTGCCTTGCTCTCAGAGCTTCAGCAGGGCGCCGATCGCTTCCTGCGGGGTTGCAATCTGATCGGCGAGGCCGAGCGCAACACCGTGCTCGCCCAAGTAAGTGGCAGCTTGGGTATTGCGAATGATCTCGGGTGACAGACCTCTGTTTCTGGCCACGAGGGCCACAAACATTTCGCCCATCTCATCAATTTCCGCCTGCACGCGATCACGGGCCTGGTCGGAGAGAGGCGTCGTCGGATAAGAGTCCGTCTTGCGTTCGCCGAACTGGAATGTCGTCACCTTGATTCCAGCTTCGGCGAGCGCTTCAGTGATGTCTACATGCATGCAGACGCAGCCGATCGAGCCGGTTCCGCCCGTGCGTGGCACGGTGATGAAATCAGCGGCAGATGCGATCGCATAGGCTGCTGAGTAAGCAACATCATCGAGAATAGCCCAGATCGGCTTCATGCCTCGAGCGCCATAGATAAGATCGGCGGTATCAAAGCACTCGCTGACAGTGCCGCCAGGCGAATTGACAAGGAGAGCTAGGCTCTTGACGTTTGGGTCCTCAAGCGCTGCAGCGAGGCAGATCCGTATATCGCGGTAATAAGTGGCACCCGACCAGCACCATCCGGATCCAGGCAGAAGCACGCCCGAGACGGGTATGATGGCGATACCGCCAATCACCTGATAGGGCGCATCCTGATCCGGAAGCCTGTCGCCCAGGAATGACTCTGCGTCCGCACCACGCTCAAAGGCCGATCGCATGAGCGCGAGGCGAGCACTGGCAAGGGCAATCGGCCGATTGAGAAAGAGAGAAGCCACCTCCATCATTTTGCATCCTGTTCCTTGGGCTGTGACGCCTGATCTGCGTTTGTTGCGTTAAGCGCCCACTCTGGAAGCGGCAAACCCAGCTCCCGATACCGCGAGATCTCGACCGCGCGCTGATCGGCGGTTTCTTCCCAATCCGCGCCGCTATTTTCGGCGATCTCTTCTTCCAGCGTCGTGAGACCGGCATCGAGCCCCATGATCGAGCCTTTGCGCTCTGCCACAGGGTCGATATAGCCGCGCCCTGGCCCGAGCCATTTGCAGCGCGAGAGCGGCGTTTTCAGGTCCGGGAAGTGCTGGGCGAGGAAGTCTTTCGGCACGCCAGCAGGCATAGGCAAATCGTGCAGGGTCACGCATTCTTCGAGCCATGAAGACCGGAGAGGGGAGGCGAAGCCCTGGGCGAAGTTCTGACGCCGCCGTGACATGGTTTTCCATGCCTCGATCAGCGCAGCGCGTGCCGAGCTGTAATTCACATCGGACCAGTCATTGCTGACCTGCATGGCCGAGACACCAGCGCCCGAGGCGACGTTGCGCAGAATCGCCCCCTCGAAGTCGCGGAAATTCGAGGCGGGACGGGCTGCGCTGACCGTGTTGATCTTCTCACCCGGCGCCAGCATGGGCATGCGGACATCGCCCAGCATGACTCGATTGCCGCCATGAAATTCGCTGCGCATGTCCTGATAGGCCGAACCGGCCTCACCGCCGCCGAGTGCATCTGCGACCATTTCCTGATCGAACGGGCTTTCGACATAGGCACCGAAGATCGCATTGACGATTGCGGCGTCGAGCTCGGTCCCGTCATATTTGATCAGCATCTTGAGGCGTTGCACCACGGGGGCGAGGATACCCGCGCCGCCGCGATGCTGACCGGCGCGCTCGGTCTGGAAGTGATGCACGACATTGGGCCTGCCCCACGCCGTTTCGCGGGCGATGTAGTTCCATTGCTGCGTCTTGGCAGCTGCAAACCAGTCTCCCTGATGGGCGGCGCGGATAGGCGTCAATCTCGGTCATGATGATGCGCGGGGCAGATTTGTTGATGAGGTTGTTATAGGCCGCCGCGAGGAATTCGATCCACATTGCGCGGAAGCGCTTGAATTTGAGCGAGTTATCGACCGGGCGCAGCCCAAGCTTTTCCTTAACCTGCGGATGCAGGTCGATCATGGGCGCGATCTCGCGTTTGACGTAGCTTTCGATCACATCGTCGGTCTGGGCGTAGACGAGGAAATCAGCCGGATCGACATCGACAGATTTGAGGATCCAGTTCTGCCCGATCGTGGTCTTGCCCGAGCGGGCAGGACCGACGACAGCCACGTTCAGGAAGCGCAGTTCATCGAGCGCCTCCATGGGGCCGACCAGGAACGGGGCCTCATCGTGGTTCCACCGCCCGACATAGCCGCCACCGCGGTTGTCGAGAATGCGGTGTTTGGCCGCGTAATCGGCAGTGTTAATGCGCTCGGGTGGCAGATAAGCCTTGATGGCCTCGGCAAGGATCAGGCGCGGATCGGCAAACAGCACATCGTCAGGCGAGGTGTAGCTGTCGCTCATGATCGGTGTCGGCTTCCTGTTTCAACGTGTCGAGAACGGCGGTAAC